AACGAAACATTCGCATTAGATCCAGCTCCAGTTACTGTAACTGCAATCGATGATGTGTTATTAAAGGATAATACATTCGCTGAAACAGTAGAACCAGAATTAGCAGTGACTCTTACAGCTGCATTGTTCGCAGCATTATACGCAAGATTGGCTTGATTGTATGCAGCTGAAACGTCTATAACAGTCGCAACAGAATTTCCAGATAATAAAATGCTATTAGCATTAATATTAGCACGAAGTGTTGCTAGGTTTGTGTTAGCAAAATCAATAACATTTGATTGATGCCCTGCGTCTGGTAAATTGTCAAACAAGTACCAAGTGCCATCGGAAGCATCGCGAGCAAGACCAGTATGTGTTGTTTGCGGACCATTATTTTTTGCAGCAACAAATCCAAGATCAACTGTGTCGCTAATTGTATTATTTGAACCAAGATAAATTAACGCATCATCAACAACGAATGTTGCTACGTTGATGAAGGTTGTGTTACCAGATAGATAAATGTTACCACTCGTAACATTCAAATCACCGCTAATATTAAGTGATCCGCTGAGCGAACCACCTGTTAAACTTAATTTAGAATTTGCTGCACTATAAGCAGCATTTGCTTGCCCATATGCATTAGTAGCGATTAGATATAATCCATTCGCAATGTTCGCAGTTGCAGCAGCAGTTACGTTTCCTTGCGCAGTATATGTGTCGTTGACAATAACTTGCGGAGCAGCAGTAAACGAGATATTTGCATTCGTGCCATTTTGTTCTACAGTAACAGATACAGTTGCTGTATTATTAAATGATAATGTATTCGCAGAGAACGATGCGCCTGAGTTTGCTGTTACTTTAACTGCTGCATTATTTGCAGCATCATAGGCTAGATTTGCTTGCGCGTAGGCATTATTCGCTTGAAGTCTGGCTGCATTCGCTTGACCATAAGCAGAAGTTGCAATGATGTAGCCAATTCCTGCAGTAACATTCGCAGTGTTTGCTTGATCATAAGCATTTTGAGCAATCGATGTTGCTGTGTTCGCCTGACTATATGCATTGTTTGCTTGTGTATACGCTGCGTTTGCTTGATTATAAGCAGCATTTGCTTGAGCATAAATGGTTGCACTATTAGTTTCGATAACAATGTTACCGACCATTCCGCTATGCACTGTACACTGATAAACATATGCATTACCTTGTAGCGCATAAGGAATTTTCCAGTACAGTTTACCACTGACTTTACCTTGTGCGCTAGACCCAGTGCTTACAGTGCCATTTGTTGCAACGTGAGTTAATCCTGTGTCATAATTTGCGCCGCCACTTGACACACGAATCGTAAATGGATGCCCTGCATTATTTAAATTAAACGCAATGGTTTCACCAGCGCGAACATATATTGCAGGATTATCTACTGTGCCGTACTGATCAAATCGATATGCTGTTGCGCCGTTATTCGTCACTGCCAATTCAGTTACAGCTGGCTGATAGTCTGAATTTGCTTGAGCATATGCAGCGTTGGCTAACGAATATGCTAGGTTTGCTTGATTGAACGCACCATTAGCAGTTGTGTTTGCATTAATTGCAGTGTTGTTCGCATCAACAGCAATATTGTATCCAGTGTTTGCTTGATTATATGCATCGCGCGCGATTTGAAAACTGTAAAAATTACCATTAACATCAGACCAACCCCAATTATCTGTGCTTTCGTCCCAGCGAAGAAACACATTGGTTGAGTTACCGCGATTAACAGTAATGCTAGCATTAAGAGTTGGTGTTCCAGTTAAACTGGAATTTAAAATAATTTCGTTGTCTTCAACGCTTAACGTTTCTACATTAAGTGTTGTTGTGTTGCCAGAGACAGTTAGATTGCCATCAATCGTCAAACTGCCTGTGATTGTGCCACCAGCAATATTAAGTTTTAAATTAGCCTGATCGAATACTGAGTTTGCTTGAGCGTAAGCAAGATTCGCTATGTTATATGCAGATGTAGAAACGAGATATACAGCATTAACTGAGTTTGGTGTGGCTGCGCGTGTGACACTATTGGAAGTCACTGTGTCGTTTAGTTGAACAACACCAGCTTGATTCACATTTGCTGAATTGGCGGAAATGGTACCAGTTAATGTAATCGGACCGCCAGTTAAACCGTTACCAGTGGCGAGGTTTGTAATGCCGCCATCGCCAGTTGTCGCGACTACACGATCACCACGAACTTTGTTCGCACCAATTGTAGCAGCAGTAGTTGTATTACTTGTGGTAACTTTAATCTTCATTTAATTTACTGCGTAATTTGTGGAAAAACTGTTATAATGCCCTCTACAACTCTGGATTTGGTGCTGTCTGCTCTTACCATTTTGATATCATAAAGATATCTTCCTGCACGAATGTTTGCAGTTGTTGCAGCGTTCATGGAAAGAACAACATTTCCGCTTGCGGCATTGGCAACAGTTACCGTTAGATTAGCAGTAACATTAGATGAATAATATGATTTGCGAATAGAGGAACTAAACGTATAGTTTGTGACGTTTATGGTGCTTCCATCGTCATTGGTAAGGTCTAAATTTACAGTAAAATCTGTACCTTGGTCGCAGGAAAGCTCTAAAAAACTAGCCATTGTTATATCCTAAAGAGAGTTTTAGGTATTTAGGTATTTCAAAAACTATCTTATAACGGTGCGCCAGAGAAAACTTCTGCGAAATCAGTATTAATATCTTGTGCTGACGTTGAACTTGGACTTGGCATTTATTTGAACCCTGTAATATCCAACCCAATATGTATTTATAATTGTCTTAGTCCGTTTTATCTGGGATTACCCAATCGACTTCGATATTTGGTTTAATTGCGTTTGTCAAAGCACGTTTTTCAATCTTTCTGTTTATGTAATCGACTCCAGAGTAGCGCCTAAACTCCTCAAAGACTACGTCGTCCACAGAATCAATGAACCGTCTAAATTCTAAATCTGATCTATATTTTCTTTCTTGTATAACTTCATCTGAGACTATAGGATTATAGTCCTGTTTAGAAGTATGTTGATTAGATCCAATATAATGGTAACAATTAATCTGTTTACCGTGAAAGATTGAATAGCCAACCATAAACGAAGAAAGAACCATAATTTGTTCTTCCCCATGAAAAAAGATTTTTGGATTTATCCCAACATTATTAATCCAATCTGCATGAGTGAACATGTTGCCTGCAAAAATATGGCTGGCTGGCATAACACTAGTAGTTGGATTGGTATGTTCGCCGTGAGCAAATAACGAAAGACTTTTATCAAATTGATAAAATTTGGCTATACAAGCAACATTTTTATTGTGCTCAAGTTTAACATGTCCTTCGACGAGATTGAAATTTTTACAATTAGATGATATGACTACTTTATTTGAGTTAGCAATTAAACAGCCCTCTTTGTAATCATTAATTAGTTGCCTATCCCAGTTGTTATCAAATACCATGTGAGAATCAATTTGATAATAAAAATCCTCATCAGTTAATTGTAAAGCATTAATGTTTCTCGCCCACCCAACGCCCTCAGAATATTGTGGGTCAATTCTCTTATACTTTACATCAGGTCTTGATATTAATTCTGGATGCAGTGTTTCTAAACTATTTTCTTTTTCTGTTTGTTCGAATATTCCATATACTACTTCAGCAAGCGAGGACTTACTTTGAATTAGAGATTTTAGTGTGTAAACTAACAGTGGATCTCTATATGAGCATATGCTTACAAATATTTTCATTCTTTATCTTCTTTTGGTTGTTGATTAGGATCTTCTTCCACTCTATCTAATGTAAAACTTTTTTTAATATTATGGTTTTTTCTATAAAATTGATTCTCATGTATTTTTGGATCATATGAGAGTATACTTTTTTGTTCGATATTAGGTGGACCGTATCCACACTCAATGTGTCTATTGTAAAACGGTATCACATGCAATAGGGGTTCCCCTGCTTTGATTGTATACTCACATTTTTTTCTTGGTGCTAAAATTGCATTCATAGTATGAAATGTATTATAGTCAACTATGCCAGGATAAACATAAAAATTTTCAAGAAATTCTGGACTTGAATGATACCATGCAGGTAATATTAACGCTGAAATATCTTTATCATAACTAAAGATTTTCCATGGAGAATTTATATTAAATGGTCGTAGAGGAATGCCATCTTGAATGTTAAAGATACCATCGACTATGTCACTAGCCATTGGAACAGGATCTCTAAATGGAGAACTTCGTTTACCACCCCCAGCATAGGCGATACAACCTGCTTTGTTTATTTTAAAATGAAAATCTGCCCAACACGGAACAATATATCCTAATCTAGAATAATCAAACATCCCAGGGCATAGTGGAAATGTAAATTTATTTCCTAGGTCCTCAACATGTTTTCTAGAATTGACTGGAACATCTTTTGCTAATTTGATTGGCAAACTGGCAAATACCAACTCAGAAGAATCAATAAATTCTAGTTTATTTTTTTGCAAAGGAGATTGAATTACTGTTGAGTTAGAAACTTCTATTTCTTCTTCAACTGAAGTTGATTCATAAAGAGGTTTTTTAGATTTAAAAATATTAAAAAGATTCATTTCTTAACTCTCAATTCATTTGTATAAACATGCATTCTACTGTGTTGTTGCTTTTTAATTGTTTCAATAGTGTTAAAATCGTCATCCGTCATTTTTCTAATTTTTGGTTTTTTATCAAATGTATTACGTTTAATTGGAATAGCAGTTACTAGTGGTGTTCCTGCAGAAATAATACCATCAAAACCAGGCTTATTCCAGATTGCAGGAAAATTAACTTCTTTTGGATATTTGTCTGTATCTACCAGCCCACTTAAACAAGTAAATGGTTGATCAATATGATTCATTGGTGGCACAAACAATGTTGACCAACCAGGAGCAGTTTTAACGATCCAATGATTCACAAACTTAATCGGATGTAATGGAAATCTTGGCGCATTTTCACCCCCTAATTGATCTACTGAATGAAATTCAGCAAGTTTTAAACCAGGTGGATTGTGAGTTTTAATTTCCGTCATATCAGGATCAACTTGAACATGAAGATCACCGCACAATGGGATTACATATCCTAGGGACATTGCATCAATCAACGGCAAACATTTTTTTGCACTCATTGAAGGAACATTGAACATAGTATCCCTTTTATCTGGGAGAGTTGGTGGCAAAATTCTAAACCATTCTGGTAGATATTTTATTGCTGGTTTAGGTTCTGGAATCACACCACTTAAATCTGGATGGCAATAAAACTCAATGACATCGTTACCCCAAAATTTAAATATATTGCGCAATGTATTCAACATGATCGCTTACCCATAATCCAAGTAACTAATGATTTACGGACACCAGACTTCACTGGCACCACTCTGTGTGGCATCCAAGAAGCAAAAAATACAACGGATCCGATTGGTGGCTTTAGAGATATTGGTTTTTCAATGTTACCATCAGTAACTATTTCGAATTCACCACCACCATATTTTGATGGGTCAGATAACAAAATTATTGCGCTCATTTTGCGTTCATAATTTTGATACTCAGTAAAGCAATCAAAATGCCAATTATAATGTTGTTTTGCTTTATATTTTGTGTATTGAAAGGCATCAAATCCATCGATATCATACATAAAATTAGCATGATTCACTTGAGCCATCAACCAACTGAATTTATCAAACAACCATTTTGACTCTGGTGATGGAATAAGCCAGGATATTTCGCTGTCTCGATAATCCTTGTTGATTTTTCCACCATTATCTACACCAAGTTTTCCTTCTGAGAAAGTTTGTAGTTCTTCTAAGTCGATGATCTTTTCGATTTCTTCTGGTGTGAAGTAACTTTCGTTGATTGAAAATTGTGGTAATGGGCGAATATATTTTACAAATGTGGGCATAACAAACTCCAATTTTAAATCATATTATACTATAGTTCTTTAAATTATTCAACCTTCACTACTATATATCCACCTGTTGGAACTGCAACAGGATATGTTGCATTGTCTGGATAATCCCAATAATTTGTAACTGTTTCAGAAACATATGGAGCAACTGCACCAACTCCACCGCCTGGGAAATATACACCAAGAACTGTAGTTGGTGTTCCTGGGTTTCCAGGAACATATGGATAACTGTTTACAGTGTTATAACTTGCAGGTACAAACGGATAATTCGTTACCGTATTATAACTTGCTGGAGTAGTATTGTAACTTGCATTTACATACGGATAACTAACTGGTGTATATGGATAACTAACTGGTGTATATGGATAACTGACTGGTGTGTAAGGGTAACTGACTGGCGTGTATGGATAATTCGTTACTGTGTTGTAACTTGCTGGAACTGTGTTATAACTTGCTGGAGTAGTATTGTAACTCGCGTTTACATATGGATAACTTGCTGCTGTATACGGATAATTTGTCACAGCTGCATTATAACTTGCAGGTACAAATGGATAGTTAGTGACTATGTTATAACTGCTTGGAACAATGTTATAACTTGGAGCCACATATGGATAATTTGTCACAGCTGCATTATAACTTGCAGGTACAAATGGATAGTTCGTCACTGTGTTGTAACTTGCATTTACATATGGGTAATTTGTTACCGTGTTATAACTTGCTGGAGTAGTATTGTAACTCGCGTTTACATACGGATAACTGACAGGTGTGTATGGGTAACTTGTTGGCGTGTATGGATAGTTCGTCACTACAGAATTATAACTTGCTGGTGTGTATGGATAATTAGTTGTGCAACTATATGTTACTGAATAATAAGTTAGAAAATAACCTCCAGAAAGAAATCCACCAAAATTCGGAAACGAGTAGTATCCAAATGGGTAATTATAAGGGTTTGGTGGTGTGTTTGCAGGTATCTGTGGTCCTAGATCGGCATAACCATCAGGTGGGCAACTAGTTCCAGATCCGCTGCCTGGATAACTTGCTGAATAGAATGCATAATTTTGCTCGTCGAATACTTCTTCATAAAGTGTTGAATTCCAATTAACAACAGTATTGTAACTTGCAGGTACATATGGATAGTTCGTTACTGTGTTGTAACTTGCTGGAACTGTGTTATAACTTGCTGGAGTAGTATTGTATGAAGCAGGAACAAACGGATAACTGACTGGCGTGTATGGATAGTTTGTTACCGTATTATATCTTGCTGCTGTATATGGATAGTTCGTGACTGTGTTGTAACGTGCATTAACATATGGGTAATTTGTTACCGTGTTATAACTTGCAGGTACAAACGGATAACTATCTGGTGTATATGGATAATTTTGAACGGTGTTGTAACTTGCATTTACATATGGGTAATTTGTTACCGTGTTATAACTTGCTGGAACTGTGTTATAACTTGCAGGCACAAATGGATAACTAGCAGGTGTGTATGGGTAACTGACTGCTGTATATGGATAATTCGTTACTGTGTTGTAACTTGCTGGAGTAGTATTGTAACTTGCTGGAGTAGTATTGTAACTTGCTGGAACTGTGTTGTAACTTGCTGGAGTAGTATTGTATGAAGCAGGAACAAACGGATAACTGACAGGTGTGTATGGATAATTCGTTACTGTGTTGTAACTTGCTGCTGTATACGGATAATTTGTTACTGTGTTATATGATGGTGCAACACCAGAACCACCGCGACCACTCACTGATGTTTTGTTTCTACCATAAGCAATATTAATATTGCCACTGGCATTGAATGTGGTAGTTCCTCTGGAAGACCCAGGAATCCATGTTTTATTTAAATCAAAACTACGAGGCATAATTATCTCGCGTCTTTAACAGCAAGTGTTCCGATGAATGTCGATCCGCCATCATATGTTGTAAACGTCCAAAGATCTCTTGCGCTGGCGCTGGTTGTTGCAGGAGGAACTTGCCCACCTGCCCAGTAAATTGTGTTAGCCCATGTTGGTGTTTTACTGCCAGTTCCATCTTGAAGAATGACTAGCGTTACTGTAAATCCAGTTCCAGAAGTAGGTGCATTGGTAAATGTAATTTGTCTGTTTCCAGCAGTACTGGTGAGTGTTAGTTTATACCAGTTTGACACTGACAAATCTACTGTCTTACTTCCTGTAACATTCGTGTCTTCAGTGATAGAATCTTTGTATGCCTTTAATGTGCCACCGAATGTGCCGCTTGCCAGTGCCCAACGAACTGAGTTTGCAGTTGGAACATTAACGAGGCTAGTAGATGTAAACGAATCAACAACATTGGCGATTGTAATAATTGTATTAAGAGTTGCGTCGCTACCACCTGCTCTCCAAACACCAAGTGTTTCTGACCATTGCACTGAGGCATTTGCAGTTGCTGATCCACGGCGAACAGTAAAATAGCCATCGCGTGCTGCTGTAGGAACTTCGTTTAGAATAATTCTATCAGAAGTTGTAACTGATGGTTGCGATAATGTAAACGTACCTGAAACACTGAGGTTTTTAAATACACCGTTACCACGTTCAATATAGAACGATTCAGTTGACGACGTTTGAATATAATATGCGAATAAGTTTTTTCCTTGCGGAATATACACATTATCAGTCACATACAACTGATTGCGCACATTTACAGTGCCAGTTGGAGAACCAAGAACGACATTAGCAGCAGCACCACCAACATTTAATGCAGTTGTCGATGTATTTCCAAGATTAAAAGTTGCTGGACCAGTAAGATCTCCACCATCAACATCAATATCACCAACCACGTTTAAATCATTTCTTACGTTAGTTGTGCCGACTAACGAACCCATCGTTAGCTGCGTAGCAGCACCAGCAAAATTTACCGTTGTTGCAGTTGTATTAGCAAGATTAAATGCAGAAGTTGAAACAGTTAAATCGCCACCGTCGATGTTTACATCACCATCAACATCGAGATTGTTGTTGATGTTTGTTGTTCCAGAGGCAGCACCAATCTCAACTGTTGTAGCAGCGCCACCAAGATTTAGTGTTGTTGTCGTGGTGTTTAATAGGTTTGCTGTAGCAGTAGAAGTAATGTCTCCACCAGATACAACTAGATCACCAGCAGCAGTCACTGTACCAGCAGCTGCACCCATGTTTAATGCAGTTGCAGCACCACCAAAATTTAGTGTTGTTGTGGTTGTATTAAGTAGATTTGCTGTAGTAGTGGAAGTAATGTCTCCGCCATCAACATCAAGATCACCTGTGACGTTTAAATTATTTTTAACGTCTGTAGTTCCGCTAGATGCACCCATATTGAGTGTAGTTGCTGCGCCACCGAAATTTAAAGTTGTGGTTGTTGTATTAACTAGATTTGCTGTAGCAGTAGAAGTAATATCACCACCAGATACAGTTAAATCACCAGCGACAGTTGTATCACCAGAAGATGCAGTTACATTAAATCTATCGGATCCAACTTTGAAGTCGCCAGTTACGTTTGCAGTACCAGAAATTGTGGCGTTTTGCGAGACAGTTGCATTTTTAGAAACTGCTAGATTACTTGAAAGCGTTGTGTTTCCAGTTACATCTAATGTGTTACTTAATGTAACTGCACCAGTAACTGCTGCCGTACCAGTAACTGCTAGATTTTGGCTAATTGTAGTGTTCTTTGAGACAGCAAGATTACTTGAAAGGGTTGTGTTTCCAGTTACATCTAATGTATTGCTGAGTGTAGTTGCCCCAGTAACTGCTGCTGTGCCAGTAACTGCTAGGTTTTGACTGATCGCTGTATTTTTAGATACAGACAAATTGCTTGACAGTGCAGTGTTACCTGTTACATCTAGAGTATTACCTAATGTTGTAACACCAGTAACATCAGCAGTTCCAGTGACTGCTAGGTTTTGGCTAATTGTTGTGTTTTTAGAAACTGCAAGATTAGAAGAAAGTGTAGTGTTTCCTGTAACTCCTAATGTTCCAGATAAAGTAGAATTTTGAGATACTGTTAGATTAGAAAATAATTGTGTGTTACCAACAACATCTAATCTTGAAACAACGTTAAGAGTTCCAGTAACATTTGCGTTTTGAGAGATGGTTGTATTTTTAGAAACAGCAAGATTACCAGTAATAACTGTGTTACCAGTAACAGATAATTGATTAGCGACCGAAGCGTCATCACCTACGATAAGATCTGATGTGGTTGTTGTACCACCAACAATGGCATCACCACCAGAACCAACGGTTAACAGCGTACCACCACCAGAGCGGTCAATAACAACAGCGCCATTGGCGATTGTAAAATTAGAGTTGTCTTTTACATATGGGTGATTGCGAAGAATGTTTCGATCTACAACCAGATCATTTGTGCGTGTACGCCATTCATCGAATGTGTTCGTAACTGCAATAACAGATATATTTGCGTTAGCCATTTTGTCCTCTGATCAAGATCTGAAGCATCTCTTTAATTTCTGAGATCTCGTTCTTAAGTTTATTTATTTCCTCATCTCTAATCTGATTTTCTCTATATTTCCTCATCTCAGATTCATATCTTGTGACTTCTGATTTGTCATTACACAATACAGCCATATTGTTTAGGTCACGAGAAAATTTAGTTCCTTGAATCTTCAATTTCATATATTAACCACCTGGAACAGCAACAACTCTGAGAGACTCAACAGCTGGAACCACTGTTGGATCTTCGGCTGTCAAGCGAATCTTTACAGCAAAATATTTAAATTTGCCGCCGAGTGGTAGCGTTCTTGCACCATCAAAGTATGTAATAGATCCCTTATCCAAGGTGTATCGGAATTCTAGTGGAACTGTTTTAACCTGATCTGGCGAAGTATATTCTTTCACTAGTCTCATCTTCTGCCACTTCTTCGTTACAAAAGGATCAGAATCTAAAGCTGATAGCACTTTAAAGTATACAGCAATATTTGTTCCTTGCGGTTTGATTGCATTCATACGGACAATCAGATCGCCAGCATCAAATCCATCTTCGAGCGTGACAATCTTAGTTTGGTATTTACCACCGATAATATTACCACCAGATATGTCTGTTTCGCCATTAACAATTGCTGTTGCGTTTGACGTTGCAGCTGCTTCTGATATAGAAACTGTTGGTGATGTGAAATATCCAGCACCAGGATTAATTATATTAATTCCAGTAACCTTACCACTTGATAGCATTGAAGGCAAGACATTGGCTGTTGCTCTATTAGAACCAACATCAGGATTACTGATTGTAACAGCAATGTTAGCGGCATTTGCATGACTTCCGCTATTTGTAATAGAAATTAGATTATTGGCAATACCAGCATTGTTGATAATATTTTGTAGTGTGTAAACAGCAAAACGTTCGCGGTTGATAATTGGTGCTACGGAATCGTCAGATGTTGCCATTGTAACTTTAACATTTACAGCATTTACATTCGCTGCTGGAATTAATCTTCTGCGTTTTGCAGATGCGCTAGAAATATTAGTATCTTTACCGAAGTTATAGATCTCATTATTATCAATCTTAATGAAACCAGCAGAAGTACCATCTGTTAAGAATGTCTCAACTTCGAAGTTCACACTTGTTGGCGAGAATTGTTGTTCTGTCACTTGAATCTTGATTAAGTCTGCAATAGTATTGCTTTGTAAGTCCCTTGACGGAACAAGATTAAAGTAAACTTCTGATGGTGTCGTTGCGAATGAAGCACGATTTACGCGGAACATCAAATCCTGATTGAGGATCGGATTCCAGTTTGATGCGTTCATTGACTTGAAGAAATTACCAACGTATGGCTGCTCAGAAATACGACGCTTGTTTCCTGTTTCGTCTGTATATTCACCACCGAGTTCGGCTGTCCATACTTGATAGTCTGGTGATTCGGTGATTAATTTAATGCAGTATTCTGTTGCAGGTAACAAATACACTGGATCCGTAAACGTAAACTTCGTCAACGTTGATGTGTTTGATAAACTTGGATTAGTTGATGTGTTAATATATCCTGGCTCTAGTGTTCTTTCTGCTATAATGTCGTTAGAAGGTAAACCATTTTCAACCTTTGAGATAGCCACTGTAAATGGTAGCAACTCATCGTTGTTAGTTGGTTTTTCTTTAAAAAACAAATCAACAGAAGTCATAAAGACGCCATACGCATTCTTTACTTGACCGTTGACAATTGAATTGCCTTTTGGTGTAAAGAAAGTTTGTGCCATATACTTACGATCGTTGATTTTAACGCTCGTGGTTTCATTGATAATTTTTGCTTCGGCTTGTTGCGTGTTTGGCGTTTGTTCGCGAAGAACAAAGTTACGAGCATTTTCCGCTGTATTTGTTTTACCGAGAGCTGTATACTTGGTAATTGCACGCATCTTATAATCGTTATCATTATGAGTTGCGGTGTCGGTAATTGTAAATACACGCTCACCAGTTAACCATTTTAAATTAGATTCAGATGGAATATGGAAGATACCAAATAGAGAACCAACGTCATCTACTTTCTGCTCACCGATGGAGTATACAGAATTTGATGTGCATAATTCTGGTAAATTAGCATCGATAATTGCTTCGTTCCAGCCATTTGCTGTATTTGCTGCAACTGCAACAACATTGGCTTTGAATCCCATGTTAGTTCCAGAAACAATAGTGATTGTGTTACCAACAATGGTACTGATTCCGTCGCGAGTTGTATTGTTTGACGATATAACGATTGAACGAAGATTATTTGTGTTAGCACCAGTGACTGAAGAGGACAATGCAATGTATGCATTGGCGCCACTTAATGTTCCAATTGATGCTCCGCTGGTTGCATTAACAATAGATTCACTATTTTGGAATCTGTTGTTAGCCATAGTAATAGTTGCTTCGCGCGCATCTGCGATAAAGGTAGAAAGATTCCAAACATTGTATGCAGCTGCATCGCTTAATGTTGTCTTTAGATTTCCAAGTATAGGTTCAACTACAAGATAACCTACTGTTGCACTTGACACTTCCCATTTCTTAACTTTTCCCAGGAAACTAAAGTTTGGCTGAATGCTGCTAGGATCGAAAATCGTAAATGTTAATGCGGTTCCTGCTGCTGTTTGGTACACTAAATCGTCAACGCGATAATCGCTCGCGCCTAGATCTGCAGAACCAGCACCTTTAGTAACCTTAATTGTGATAAAGTTATCGTTTACATAGATAAGATTTTGTGTTCCAGTTCTTGATGTTCCTAGAACTTCAGCATATGCGCGAGAAGTTGTTGCATAAATTCCCTCGTTGACTTTAACACTTGTCAATACACTTGAAGAACTTACGTTGATAGTAGAAGCTCTTTGCGCAAAACGATTGACTGGCGTTGCATCAAAGAATAAATTTGCAAGTGCTTCTGGTTTTAAATTTCTGGCTGCGAAATTAATATCATTTTCACGAATAAATGGACTTAACCCAATCGGAGTAACTTCACCAGTGTCGCCTGTAATTGCGCTTTCGGTGAGGGAGAATCCACCACGATTAAGACGCGAAGGAATCGCACCTAATTCGTTTTCGTCTCTCGCCCATCTATTGCGACTAAAATCTTGATCTCTCCAAGCCATATTAGTTATTCCTGAGTAATGTGTTAAAAGTCGTCAAATTTACCGAAACTTTGCGCAGTTAAGAATCCATCTTGAGTCCAGTCAGGAGTAAAGATGTTTTCCACAGCAGATTGTCCAAATCCTCGTTGCGTTCCAGCCCAAGTTGAGTTTAAGAACGTTTCTGGAGCAACACCAGCTAAATTAATATCTAGTTGTTGTGTCACCCTTGGATCTATGTCAGATGCTGGACCAGCATAATGAGGAACTGATACGGTTGAACTCACTGAAATTGGCGAATTTCTACCAGAAATAACTGAATCATAATATGTCGTAGAGTAATATCCACCGCCACCAATTGTCTCAATAACATTATCAGTTAATGAAGAAGCTGGTGTTGTTTGTGTTTGACGCAATTCGAAGTATCGACCAATAGAATCAGTGATATATGGTTGATGCTCTAGCGAGTAAAAATAATCGCTTTCTGGTGTAAGCGTTACGAATCCTTCAAATTTAGCAATCATTGTTGACTGTACAGTTTCACTTGCGCCAGTTGTAGATAGTTTCTGCTCAGCAAAAGATGATTCTGTATATGGAATCGTTACAAATTTATCGCGAATATTATTTCCAGTTGTTGCTGGTTTTAGCGAGAAAGTTGTGATATTCTTATATGCTGAAAGTTTGCCGTTCTCAATTGAACACGCGAAATCGTTATTGGTGTCAGCGATTGTTAGGTCATTAAACTCATCTACCAATGTTCCATAAATTGGTTTGTTCACTTCTGGTGTAATTGGTGATTTAGGTGGATCCTGGATTAAATCCTGCTCAGATTGTTTTAGTGCAATAAAGTTTTCAACTTCAGCCAATCTCTTATCCATAACAGAAATATCTTTCATCGTATAACGACGATTGTCGATATACTTCAGATCGATTGACTGCAACGAAGCTGTGTATGGTGGAATATACAGCGTGTATATCGCCATTGAATCTTCGTTTTCAATTGGCTCTTTCGGTGTTAGTGAAGGAACGCCATTTAAAATTTTAAATTCTTTGTCTTTTGTTACAATAAGTTTATCTATGCGTGGTAGATAATAGTCATAGTCCAGTTCCATAGGATCTGTTGGACGCTGAATAATTGACCCATTAAAATCATAATTTTGGAATACCATATTAATTGCAGTATTCGTAGACGATGCGCTGAATGAAGAACTGACTGTGACAGCTGTTAAATTAATAACAGAATTAACAGTGCGATAATCGTTACCAATTTTAATTATAGATCCAGTAACAATAGGTGGCGTCAATATGTTTGAAGACAATGCTGTGTTAGATTGAACTAGAGTTCCACCAGAAGCCACATTTACGCGAGCATCGACAGGTGCTGTTGAATATGGTGTAACAGATGTTCCTGGTTCGCGGAATGGACGAAGGTCAATACAATCGCGAAGATTATAGTTTTTACCAGAAATGCTCTTGTAGACAGGAATCTTTTCTTCGTCGTAAATTGTGCTGTCATATGATTTAGCAGACAAATAACCAGTACCTGTATGCGTATAATAGTCAAATAGAACTGCAGTTTGACCTTTTGGAGCTGATGCACCTGGCTTTAAAATAATCGCAGCATGATCATAATAGTTATCTGTTTGACCACTATCAAATGTATAGCGATCAGTGATGTCAATCATATTTGTTGTACTTGGTATTTGAGTTATGTCGCCAGAATCATAAATCTTTTTAATCTTTACAACGTCAGAAACGAACAATGATTGTTTTTCGCCAGGCACTCTAGCAATAACACTTGATGATGTGTACCAAGCAATACCATTTGATGTGTTCAATTCAACATCAGTATACCCTAACACTGGATCGGAGCTGCTTAATGTATCACCAGCAGTTAATGCTGAGTTAGATTGAACTAGTGTCTTATTGCGGCGGAAACTACCGTTAGCATTTGTAATTTTAACTGTAACATATACGTCACCAGTAAAATCTGTTCCTGACGCGCTATCTGTACAAATATCAATTGACTGACTTGTTGTGCGCTTTACATTTGCTGCGCCAGCAGTTAAGTCTACGATTCTACCTGGAGTTGTTCCAGTTGTAGGAACAACAATAATATTTTCAATTAGATCTGCATCAGAAACAACACTTCCATTCACACCGAAATCGTATGTTTCAGAGCCTGTGAGTGCAAGAGTCAAAGCACCATTCGTTGTGAAACTTTGATTCTTAATAATTTTTTTTCTATACAAATCAACGCTTAGGTCGCTATTGTAGCGGATATAATAGTTTGGCAATTCAAATACCATTCTATTAAACGATGTATCCTGAATAGAAGCACTTCCTAAGATATCCTTGCTAGTAGATGAAACATTGGCTTGTAAATTAGCTGACGTCAATGATGTTGTATTTGCTACCATAATAGATTCTGATGTGCTCACTGGCATAGAGAGCGAGAATCTTTGATTCACAACAATAGTTTGTGACAACTGACGATCTAGAACAGCAACTTTAGTAGTTCCGTTGTAATTTGTGATAATACCATACTCACCTGAAATCTGATCGATCATTGTGACCGTTCCACCAACATAAGCATCATTAGTTGATGAGAAGTGTGAACCAAGATTTACTGATGTGACGTTAGGGCTTTGAGCACCTGTCATTGAGATAAATGGATTATAATTTACATCTGTTAGATATGCATAGTAAATTGATGCACTAGATGTTCTATCAAGGTTTCTTAATTTTGCAGTACCGATACGAGTTGCATAATACTTTGATGACTCACCGCTGGACAAATCAACTTGATTGTTTGCAACGCAGTGAATGTCAACTTCGTCTAGGTTGTCTGAGAATATAATACCATTTGTAGTGCTGCCTTGAACATTGGCAAGCTGTATTCTATTTCCATAATACACAGAAAGATTGTAATCTTTACTAGACTTATAATTTCTTGCACGGTCAGCAGAAATTTTGCGAGTTCCAATTGTTTCAAACTCAAATCCTTTAACGTATGCTTTTCCTGGCTCTACGTTGATTATAAATGTTGATGTGTTTTCTGATTGACCTATTGGCGTGTTTGCAGTAATATTAACACGGAAAGGTTTTACAGCATAGTTGCCAGATTCATCATAGGTTCTACGCGCAAATGTTTTTTCAAGTTCAGAGTAAATTGGATAACTGACTTGACGTGTAATTACACCATTCTCAACACGCAACAGTTCAAAGAAACGACTATCGTCAACAGAATCTAATGTTCTCTTAGCCAAGACTAACGAGAACTGATAGCGATGAGCACCAGGAGCCTGATAGTTAAAGGCTTCCTGAGCTGGATCTAGTAGAGCATTATCAACTGACTCAGTGACAATTTCCTCATCGATTTCTAGACCAACTCTGTAGGTTGGTGTGCTAGAATATGGTTCAAGAACAATTGTTTGTGGTGCAACTGTTACGAAGTAACCGTCGACATAAAACACACCTTGATTGATAGAAACAACAGAACCAGTGCCTGTTGGTGCTGTTGTAGTTACGTTTGCAGAATTGCCACCAGCTGTTGAGATAGTTTGCCCAGAAGTAAATGAAGTACCACGAAGATACTTAATCATCAAAGTACGGTCGGCGGTCGTTGAATATGTCTGAATTACTTTTGCACGTGTTTTAGGTGCGCCTGAATTGAACACGGTAAGACCAAAAAAGTCTTCAAGGTCAATATCGTTTCCAGCAAATTGTGGGTTTAATTTAACATAGTTAATTGATGTGTCGAGCGTTAGGTGACCGCCAATAACTGGTGAGCCATCCTGAAAGATATGATCACCGAACTGCTTAATCTGGTTCTGTAGAATAGACTGAATTTGAGTCAATTCGCGAGCCTGAACAGCGAATCCAGGACGGAACAAAATACGCATATAGTTCTTTTCTAATGCGCCATTCGTTGCCTCGAAATCGTCCCAATACGGTGATGCGTTAAAATCTGCCATAAATTACACCTTAAAATTCTACAACAAGTTTGGTTGTTTCTGTTTGATTTTCGTGACGAGTAATCTTTGCTCTGTTTTCAATGTAAAGAATTTCTCCAGAGAAAATATTTATATCTGGTTCAATAACATTAAACACTTTAGCAAAGACTGACGGAGCGTCTTTTTGGTAAATCGTTTCGTTTTCAGCGCCAGTGACGTCGCCAACGATGTTGTTTACATATAAGATATTGGTATCATTGTCGAAATGCACTACCCTTGCACTAAATGTGGCAGTCGCAAAACTACTTCCAACATATACAGTTTCATTATGACCAAAATCTACTGGAGGGTTGGATGTAATAATTTGAGTGTACATTGGATAGGCTGATGCAGTTGCAAATAAACCATTAGCAAATTTAACGTCCTTAATAATAGAAATTTGTCTGATTAGGTCTGTGCCATCATTTTCTACTGGTAGATTTCCATCGACATCACCCTCAAAATCTACTGAAATCATTAAATCTGACCCACCAAGTTCTCTTTGTGGATCATATCCATGACCATATTGTGAACTGATAATTGCTTTAAGGTTTGCAGCTGTTCCTATTGTTTGTTGCAGTGGGTCGTTGGTCGTAATGGTTGCAGTTGTATAATTATTGCCGCCATCTAGAATATTAATATCCACAATCACACCAGACGCAACGTCAACACTGACGTTTGCCAATGTTCCATCGCCTGTAACCGCCACTACTGGGTAATTGTTAACACTACTACCTGCATAATAACCAGATCCACCATTAATAATCTTAATAATATCGATACGACCATCGACTGCGTTATCGAATACGATAATGTCGCGAAGAACTGGCATATACTTATCGGTGAAGAACTTATTCTTTAATCCAGTTGGGATTGTATACATATACTTCCATTTGTATCCATCGGCAGTTTCAACGTATGGATTTTCTGGCAATTCGCCACCTAATGAAATTTGTGGTTCGGTGTTAGAAACAATACCAGCATTATTGAACAAACATTTAAATACTTGGTCTTTAGAATTTCTTACATAAAATTTATTAGAATATTGGGTATCAGAAATGTCTACTTTAAATATGTTAGCAGAAGTGTACGCTGAAGTAAAGACGCTGTTAACTCGCAAAAAGTCGCCTTTGGCATTTACTGAAACAACTTCTTTAGTTTCGTTACCTATCTTAATGATTGAACCTGCAGTCAATGCTGGTGTGGCAGAAGCGAGATTTACAACGTTGGCATTTACAGTGTTTGCTAAACTTAATGATACGTTAACATTACCACCAGCAACTTTTGTATCAAGAATTTTAACGAATAGATTTGCTGTTTGATCATACGCAACATAAACTGTGTTGTTAGACCAGTCTACACGAGGGATAACTGGCTGAATATCGTTGCTGGTAATTCTTTTTAACAGTTGACCATCTCTAAACAATTCATTTTTATATTCAGTTGTATCGTGTGGCGCCGCAATTTCAACGTCATCAAATAATGCTGTGTTCGAAGTGTTAGCCCAAGCCAAAGACCGTCCAATGCAAACATAAACATTTGCGAGGGGAACGGAAACCATCTTCTCGAAGTTCTTAGCGTTTGTGATCCCAAAATCTTTGGTAATTAATGACTTCATCTTTTATCCGTTATTTCTAATAATTGTGTAAGATACAACGTTATATGTTGGATTCTTGAGGTACAAGACATTTCCTGTAGCTGATACTGAGGCATTTAAAGTCAATACATTGCCGCTGTTAGCTGAAACGTATCGATCATAAACTGTTCCAGAAATGTTAAAACTAATGTTATCTCCATTTTCTAAACTTTCGCCTATTGGAGAACTATTGGCATAAACAACAACGTCTGGATTACCGCTGGTTATTCTTAACCTACCATCGCCAAGCCCACCAATCGGACTTTCTAACCATAAGGTATTGTCGTTGACAACGTTCGTGATAACTCTGGTATAACGCTTAAACTCTGCAGTTTCAGTTGTATTTATTACAAAAAGATCACCCACGTTGGCTCGAGTTAAAAATGCTGAAGTATTACCATAAAATACATTGCTGGAGTAGGTTGTATTACCATTAGTAGATTGAGCAGTATTTGTTGTGTGTAGATCAGATTCAATAACGATTTCGCCATCTATAATGTTTTTAAGAAGATACTTGGAGAGTAACTGCATACCAGCTGGATGAGCCACACGGTACAAGGTATCACTGTAATCGTTTAACGACCGTTCTGATGAGATTTCATATGAGAAATTGTGGTAGTAATCGTTGTCTTGGATTTTTTTATCTGCACTTAAGAATCCATCTGTGTTTAGATAGAATCCATTGTACTTAATAAGACCTCTTAAGAATTCTGCATTGGCTTTAGCAAGACCATTACCATAAAAGTGTGGGTAAGTTCTTTCCACTGCATCATTTACATCATTAAATGATATTGTAGCATTTGCAGAAGTGCTGGTTGGCAATCGTAGCGTTAGGTTGCTAGAGGTTGTTGCAACTTTAATCGGCAAGGATGTGTCTATAGAACCAGAATAATTGAAGACGCGAATTACGGTATTCGTTGAGTCAGCACGATAAATCTCGTCGACAGTTCCGCGGAAGGTTGCATCAGCATTTGTTGCACCACCCTGCCAAACTGAATCGCCACCCAAAATAATTTGTCCTGCAGCAAGATTATCAGTGAGGATATCTACAACCTTTAGAGAAGTTGTAGGCGTGTTAGCGTAATCGAATCCACGATTAATAATCTTAAAGTCTTGAATACGACCGATGTCTGACGTCTCAGCTGAAAATTCTTCTTCGTCGCTCAACAAAATAACATCCAACACCGCGCCAGTTCCAGTAGAGGCATTACCAGTATTGATGTCTCTAATTAATATTGTTGGTCTGGCTGAATATCCTTCACCGCGATTATCTAACGTGACGGTTTCTATAGTTCCAGTTGCATTTACGGTGTGATATGCATTAGCACCATATCCAGTTCCAACAAATTCAATTACATTGTTTATGGTGTTATATCCAGTTCCACCATTTCGAATTAAAATTGTTCCGAGTTTACCTGCACCGCGCACATTAGGGCGGACATCTAGGAATAATGCAAAATTTAGAATGTTGGTTTGATTTATATTATTCTCAAATAATCTGTCAAGATATAATGTTTTAGTATTTGATGAACTTCCTGGATTATTTACAACATAATCTACCACTTCAGCGAAGTGTGCTGTATCGCCGACATCTAAGAATAGACGACATCCTGTGTAAAATCCATTAGCCAAACTATATGAAGCATTAGATGAATTTAAACGAATTGTTGGTGGTGTTGCTGCAGGATTATATTGAGAAAATTGACTTGAAGGAATACGAATAAATCCTTCGTCAAGAGAATAATCAGATTCAAATACTGAAATAGCATCAAAGGTTGGTTCTTCTTCAAAGAACGACCCACCATCTTTTAGATCTAATGCACTGATTCTTCCCAATCGTATTGTTTCAAACGTCATGGCTCTACCGATTTCGGTTTGAGCATTTGCATAAATTTTTACATTGCTCGTAGCATCTGGAGCAACGGCAAGTGCTGTAGCCAAAGTTGCAACTTTACTTGTACCATTATATGCGGAAATAACTGCTGAGTTCGGTGAACCTGCTACTCCTGTTCCGCCAACAATTTGCAAAACGAAAGACTTATACCAATCATTTACAGTGCTTGCTGTATATGTGGCAGTGTTTAGGTTTACCGTTGTTGTTGTATTACCAGGATTAGTAGTTAAATTTGCATATGCTGTAACATTATCAAAGTCATATTGTGTTGCGTTTAATAGAATATCATTTTTATATACAATAGCATCTGTATTGAACTCTATGTCTGCACCATTAGCACCAACATCGTTAACACCGAAAATGATGACATTAGCACCAATACCTGATGTTGAGAATATGCGAACTAGCGAATTCGGATCTTCTCTAAAGAAGTATCCAGGTTTAGTAACTTCGATGGATTCAATAGAACCTGTTGAAACATTATTAACAACAGCAACTGCTTTGGTTGCATCTGGTGAATCTGCTAACCCACCAAATAAAACTACTGGGTCACCTTTCTTGTATTTTCTACCAGTTTGTACAACGCCAAATCTGTTTCTAAACAAACTTAAATTAGATATCAAAGATATGATCTTAGATTTAAATTGCTTAATATCGCCGTTCTCATCGGTGTAGTTTACGACAAGATTTTCGCCAGCATCAAACAGTCGAGTTACATTAGACACATATATTTCTACGAACTCTCGACCTGTTTCACCGTCTACTGTCAGCACTGCTTTCTCAATCACACAAGTTGTTCTTGAGTTTTCGCCTACACCTAAACATTTTTCAAGAAGTTTAATGTTAAAGTTGGTGTATTCGCTTAATTCAACTTTGTAGAGTTTTACAGAATCATAGGTTTGAGGGATTACATCGTTATTAGCATACTTTGTATTTGCGAATGCGATTTCAACGTTCATGTAATCGCCAGCTGTATTAACAAATGTCACTAGACGACGATTTTCACCAATACGAATGTATGAGTTTGCAGTTATACCTTTAGTGATTAAGTTAAAACCATTAGCAGTAATTGTGTTAGCAGTTGCTGCAAATACGTTTACATTGCCACCAGGAACCAAAGAACTTGCATCTGTAAATGCCAAACGAAGTGCTTGTGGTAGTTTCCATTTACCGTCAGATGCTTTTAAGATATCTTCTTTAGGGAAATGAAGATCTACATCTTGACCATACAATGTACGAAATAAAAACTTAAAAGATTCGCCAGTACCTTTCTTAGAATAAAAATACTTGGCTGCTTTTAGTAATTTTTCTGTTGTAAACTCAGTTTCTTCAGGAAAATTTGGAATAATTTTAGATTTAAAATACTTAACGAGGTCTGCGCGAGTCTCGTCAATATCCATATAATCGTATAATTGTTTTCCTACGTTTACTGCTTTAGTATTTTGTTCTAGATATTCATAATACTTTTTAATCAGTGTAACAAATTTTGGGTGATCTGCTAGGACGAATCCTGGTAATTGATTCTCAACAAGCGTTGATATGTAATTATTTGCAAACATTAATCGACTGATTTAACTGTTATGTTGATTGCATTTATATCTTGGTCATCAATAGTAATAATGCGACTACGAGCAGATTCAAAGTTATTTGTTTCTGGTTTAGCCACAATTCTAAAGATCTTTAGTGGGTCTTCGATAGAAACTGGATCAAACTGATTAAGCACAATTTTACCTAACAAATAATCAATCGTTCCTGCTTCTGCATTTAGTGTTGTTTTAATGTTATTGTTGTCGAAGAAGTAACTACGCAATACACCATAGCGACCCTGAATATTTACACTAAACGATGCGGTTGTATCAACCTTATCCTGATAGTACAAAAGAGCAGTTGCTGTTGTATAGTTTATACCTGGTTTATCCACAATAACTTGTTTAATTTTTCCATTTACAATTACTGGATATGCATTTGCTCCAACGCCGTCACCATTAATCGTAATAAATGGCGCTGTTCCACTATTGATCATCGATGTTGTAATCTCATACGATGATTGAGTAGTTCCAGCAACAATATCTATAGACTCAACACCAGAAGAAGTGCCTTCTGTTTCTTCAAAAAAACATTTACGAAGAACGCCTTCTGAGTCATATTGTCTAAATGCTGGTGTTGAATAAATTCTATACGAAGGATCTTCGCGCGAAATTGATGTACCGAAATCAATTGTATAGTTTCTTGCAGCACCAACTTGAGGAATAAATCTTTTCTCAATTAATGTAACTGCATCAGAATACTGAATAGAAGATTCTGAGTCATCTATATTTCGAAGCAGTTTGGAGATCTTAAATCTACCATTAAAATTATCTAGATCTGAATCTTTGTAGTTTATAATTGCATCTCTAACGATAGATTTTACTGAATCAGCAGAACGAGTTGTTTTAGTTTTATCATAAAATACTTCAGCAAAAATATTCAAATAGTTATAGTCAACGTCTACGAATTCAGGGATAATCGTAACTACAGAAACTGGTTTAATGATATTATTAATAACATCTAATTTTTCAGACTCTGTTATCTCAAATCCAAGCGTTGGTTTCGCTGCAATGAATACTCTTCCATAAATTGGCGGATCATTTTCTTCGCCACCCCAAACGTTGACTGCTTCAAAGTATGGATAATTTTTATTGATCAACGCAATTAAATCTTCTTTAGTCACACCACGGTTATTAGAAACATATGCCTTTGGCGCACTGAAACGAATTTTTGATATTGATTCTTGCGCAGTGCCACCAGAAGCTGCTTTAATTGGATAGATGATAGAAGTTGTAAATCCACCAACAGAATCAACAAGAGAAAACGCATTAGATTTGTTCGCTGCGGCACCGTCAGTGCGAATGTAGTTTACGATAACAATGTTTCCGCTGGTGAGAGATTTACCTAATACACCATCACCGAAATAAATTTTGTATTTACCGTTACGAGTTTCGTCTAGATAGTATACTGCAGCATTAGAAGAAACTGTCGTAGCATCTGTTGACAATGTATATCGTTCAGTTTTAATACTTGTTGAAGATTCTTGTACCAACACTTCCATTGTATTTGTATCAATCCCATCATCAGGAAGTTCGAATGAAGCAGATGGATTGTTTGTTGGATTATATGTAAATGTATAGGTCAATGGTTGACCTTGGTAGATGTACAGATTATCAAAACAAAAACGATTACATGTTGGATCGTAATTTGTAGTTTTGGCTTCTGTATTCACAAAGGTATATGAGATACCATTTAGTGGTGTTGACTGAAGTCGTGTAAAACGTGGTAACGTCAATGATGCTGTTGTGTCGCCAGTTGGTCTGGTAATTTGAAGGTTGACAGTTGCTCTTGGAGCAACAGAAGAAACAGGAGTGTAACCTAGCATCTTAGCATGGGAAACTACGGAATCGCGAAGAATGGCAGTGTCCAGAAACATCTCGTTGGCAATCATATTGTTATAATATGCCATGTAATGCGTGTTGTACGCGAGAACGTCAAGTAACGTACTCATGCCTGAGGCTTCAAAGTCGAAGTCAGTAAATTCTGATTGATCGCGCAGGAAGTTTTTTAGATTAGTTTTAATCTGCGCAAAGTCTAGTTCTGTAACAACTAGTTTTTGGTCTGTATTAGCCATTAACGGACCTTCTCTAAGAAAAAGTTAATTGTAACTGGTGCTTCAAGGTTATTAATATAAAATCTGATAGTAATATCATAACGATTTTGTTCTGGATTTGCTTGGACTCTTACACCATCTATACCGACGCGAGGTTCAAAATTCTTAATTGTGTTCTGTATTTCGGTCTGCATAATGCTTGCAGTAATAAACGAAACATCTTCAAACAACAAACTACGAATTCTAGAACCAAAATTAGGCTGGAATGGTTTTTCGCCCACATTGGTTAGAATTAAATTCTTTAATGCGCCAATAATCGCTGCATTTCCTGTGCGCTTGACGACATCCTTTGTTACTGGATGGGCTCTAAAATTTAGATCCAAGTCTTTGTAAACTCTAACGTCTA